AAGCTTCTCCAATCTATAGAGATATAAGAAAATTAAACATAAAAGGAAATGTTGATTTCCCTTACTTATTCGGTGCTGATGATGCTGAATGGTATGCAGAAACATCAACAACTAAAAATGAAGGTCAAGAATATAAAAATATTAAATTAACAGGACATGAATTAGCAAAAGCTATCGAAATTACATGGAAAGCTGAAGCTATGACTGTTGAAGGATTTATTTCATTCTTACTAGATGAATTAAACGAAAAAATGAATAAAGCATTAATTAACGCAGTAATCTATGGAGATGGTTCTGGTAAACCTACAGGAATTACAAACGGATTAGTTGCTAAAACAAATGCAAGTGTAATTGATTTAATCAAAACTTGTTTAGCTGACCTAGCTACAGAAAACAGAGTAGGTGCAAAAGTATATGTTGCATCTGACGTAGCTGATGAGATAGCTTTCTACAAAGATGAAAATGGTAACTACCCATACCTAGTTGCAGGTCTTGGTAGAGCTGGTGGAGCTACAATAGAAGCAGATCCATTCTTAAATAGTGGAGATGTTGTAGTAGGTAATGCTCAAAACTATGTACTAAACTTCAATGAAGGTTTAAGAGTAGACAAAGAAATCAAAGTACAACCTAGAAGAGTTGTATATGGTGGATATTTAATTGCTGATGGTAACAAAAAACCAGGTGCTTTTGTTTACGGTAAAGTTACAGGTGCAGCAAGTCTATAAAAAGGGAGGATAAAGGCAAATGACAGTTGAAGAAGTAAAAAATCTACAAATAACTAATATAATTGCAAATGCAAGTGAAATGAAATCACTTACAAAACAATGCTTGTCAATTGTTGGTACTGCAGCCGCAAAAGATGATGAAATCGTAATGTGGATTAATTCTGCAGTATCAGATATGGTAAGACAAGGAATTGATGTTGCAGGAAATATAACAGATGGGCTTATACAAGGCACAATAGTTATGTTTGTAAAATCAACCTTTGGAATGGTAGATATTAAAGAAAAAGAATTAGCAAAAAGAACTTATAACGATTTATGCAGTAATTTGTCTTTATCTTCACAGTATAAATTGGAGGTGGATAGCGATGCGTGATGTTATTTGCAAATTGCTATCCACTACTATAACTGAAGATAGTATTGGAGTACAAAAAAAACAAACAACAGAGGTAGAAATACCAATTATAAAAGTTGAAGATGTGCATGCTAATGAGTTCTATGAAGCCAATGAACAAGGATATAAGCCAAGCCTTAGGTTAAGAATAAGTAATTTGAATTACGACAATCAATCAGAATTAGTTTATATGGGAACGACATATACTATCATTCGTACACAAGAAATAACAGCAGACGAGCTAATTTTAGTGTGTGAAAGGAAAGTAAAAAATGTCTAAAACTATAAAAGTTGATGATTTAAGTAAAGAAATTATGAAAGCACTAACAGAATATAAAGATGACATTGAAGAAGATGTTGTTGAAACTGTTGATACTATAACCAAACAAGCTAGAGATGAGTTAAAACAAACTAGCCCAAGAGGTAAAGGCACAAGGAAAAATCCTTATTATAAAGGCTGGTCAGTAAAACTAAGCAAAAAAAGAACAGGAGTCTATCACAAAGTTATTTGGAATAAAACAAATTATCAGCTAACACATTTATTAGAGTTTGGACATGCTACAAGAAATGGTGGAAGGACAAGAGCTATTCCACATATAAGACCTGTTGAAGAAAAATATAATGTTGAGTTTGTAGATAAATTAGAAAAGAAAATAAGGAGGAGTTCTAAATGACACTAGCTGAATTAAAAACAAGATGTGAAGCACATAATTTTCAATATGCGTATGGAGTGTTTAAACAGACAGTAGAACCTCCACATTTAATTGCTATTTGTCAAGGTACAAATAATTTTATGGCAGATGGCAAAGTATATAAAAAGCACATTCCAATTCAACTTGACTATACATATATAGAAAAAAACATAGAACAACAAAATATAATTGAAGATGAAATTCTAGGCGATGTAGCTTGGAATAAATCAGATGAAACTTACTTATCAGACGAAGACGTTTGGCAAGTGAGTTATTTTTTTGAAATTTAAAAGAAAGAGGTAAAAAATTATGGAAAACAAAGTTGTATTTGGACTTAAAAAAGTTCATATTGCAAAACTTATCGAAACAGATGGAGCTATAACTTACGATACACCTTTTGCATTACCTGGAGCTGTTAATCTAACATTGGACAAGGAAGGAGCTACAGCAATATTTAGAGCAGATGATTCTGACTATTATAGAAGACCTTCTAATAATGGCTATTCTGGAAGTCTTGAAGTTGCAGATGTTATAGAGAAATTCTTAACAGATATTTTAGGACAATATAAAGATGTAAATGGTGCAATAGGAGAAAATGCTGAAGATGTTGTATCAAGATTTGCTTTAATGTTTGAAATAGATGGAGATAAGAGAAAAAGAAGAATAGTATTTTATGATTGCTTAGCTGAAAGACCATCAGTTAATCCTTCTACAACAGAGCAAGATGATCCAGGAGTAAAAACAGCAACAATGGATTTAACAATAAGTCCTCGTCCAACAGATAAACAAGTAAAGAATACTTTAGAAGCTAGCGATGATAATCAAACAGTATTTAATGCATTTTTTGATAGTGTATATGAGACTGTAAAGAGTGCAAGCCTATAGGAGGTAGTTTATGAAAACAATAGAAATTTGTGGTAAGAAATATCCAGTTACCTGCAATTGTTTAGTTTATGCTAAATATAGAGAGTTTTTCAAAACTGACATATTTTCAGATATAAACATATTGCAAGCATTTGAAACAAAGCAAGTATTATTAGCCAAAGAATTAAAAAATAAAAACCCAGATATTGAAGACACAGCAATTATGACATCATTATCAGGAACAATGTTAGAAGACATGGGGTTATTTATGGAAGCTTCAACTAGAATTGCATATATAATGATTTATATGGCAGATAGAAATATAGAAGAATATGAAAAATGGTTAGAAAGTATCCCCTCAATGAAAACAAATGATGAGTGGATAGTTGAGGTAACGGAACTTGCCGTGAATTGCTTTTGTTGATGATGAACTATACCAAAAAATAAAAAAAATAAGCACTGATAAATCCTATAAAGAAGAATACCCAGAGCAAGAGTTTATTGCCTCTTGCTTGAGGGTTGGCTTATCTTTGAAAGATTTAGAGGAAATGACTTATATAGAAGCTATGAAAGTATTGTATTCGTTTTTGGAAAAGAAACCAATAAATAATACAGAAAATATTCAAAGAGCTACACAAAAAGATATTGATAATTTATTAATGTAAGAGGCTATTATAAGCCTCTTATTTTTATATAAGAGGTGTAAAAATGGCAAATATAAAAGGAATAATTGTTGAGATAGGTGGAGATACAAGTAAACTACAGAATGCATTAAAAAAAGTTAATTCTAGTACAGCTAGTTTGAGCAAAGAATTAAGAGGAATTAACTCTTTGCTGAAATTAGACCCTAAGAATACAGAACTAGTATCTCAAAAACAAACAGTATTAAAAAAGAATATAGAAGAAACCGAAGAAAAGATAAAAGCATTAAGAGAGGCACAACAAAAGTATATTGATTCTGGAGGAGATTTAAATTCAGCAGAATATAGAAATCTTCAAAGAGAAATCATTAATACAGAAAACAAATTAAAACAATTAAAGCTAGAAGCTTCTAAGTGGACACAAGCAGGCAGAAGTATAGAAGAGTTTGGAAACAAAGTAACAAACATATCAAATAAAATAGATAAAATGGGTACAACCCTTACTACCAGATTAACATTACCAATTTTAGGATTAGCAACTGCAGCGGTAAATTCTGCAAAAGAATTTGAGAGTGCATTTACTGGAGTTGAAAAGACAGTTGATGGTACTGCAGAACAAATGGCAAACTTAAAACAAGGAATAAAAGATATGTCTGAAGAATTGCCATCATCAACAACAGAAATTGCAGCAGTAGCAGAAGCAGCA